TTGTTAGAAACAGCAAAATTGATCAATGGAGTGGACTCAGTTAAATTCTCAGCAGGGATGCCGTTCTCAAAGACATCAGTCAAAACTCCATCAATTTGCATAAGTCTGCCAAAGCATTCCAAATTAACAATGCATGGGAGAGATGTAACAGAATTTAACAAAGAAATGTAACGCTGTTCATCATCAGCCGTTACACCATAAACAACTTCAACCATTCTGTAGGTTTCAGGACATGACTTGAAATGTTTGGTGGTATGTAATCCATACATGTTGATCTTCTTCATTTCACGTGTGTAGAACTCCTTACCAGCGACTTCAGAGGTCAATTCTAGGTTCTTCTGCCACATGGGCCCAAGGAAGGGAACAAATCCACAATCCCGTTGGCGCCCAATAGCATCGGCACGAAGTAGTCTCTCGACCTCAATATTACGTGGTGGATTAACATACCATCCTGACTTGGCCAAACCACGACCAATACCAGGAGCCAAAACCAATTGATTTCCTTCAACTGGATAGAACCTAGCGGAACAAAATGATGCCTTATAATGCGCATCAGGTCCCGTCCAAACCTTGGGTTCCAACTCCAAACCCAATTTGAGTAATAATGCAGCAAGAGGTGCAGAGGTCAAAAATGGCTCACTGCCTACGCCCAAGTTATCATCACCCAATAAAAAGAATGACAAGAGATGTTTCTCAATCAGGTCTTTAAACCCAATAACATGGTCAGCACCAGAAATAGCTGAATCGTAGATGGCCAAACAAAACATAATGGCCAAACCTTGCAATAAAGTATTACCGCAAGAAGTATTGTGATCACCGCTATGGCGACCACCATCAACAGAGTATCGAGTTTTCCACTTATCTTTACCAACAGTAAAGATAGTGCCTAAAAAAGCTGCGTATTGTAAATCTGTGCAACCGCAGTATTTATAGATGTCTGCCTCTAATTCCAAAAATAACCGATGTATAGTAGAATCGAAACGAGCAAAATCGCCCTCTATGATTGCTCGAATGCCTTCAGGACAAGCTTCGAGTGCTTTAGAATAAGAAAATCCAATCTGATCACCGGTTGAACCAGAGGTGTAACGCAACCCCAATTGATTCTCAACCGACCAAACCCTGGCTAGATGTTTTGAAAATGCCTTACAAAAAGGCCCAGTAGCAACATTGTGCTCTGGTGTTCCCGACTGAATTCCACGGGGACACAATTTAGGACAACCATCCTGTGATGATTTTGGTAAACTTTCTATTTTGGTGAACATACCACGTTGATGGACCTTACCGGGTAAATAATCACCGGCGGAAAGGTTCTGGTATGCTTTGTCATGTGCATCCTGCTGTGATTTAGGGTAGGAACTATTCCACTCCTTAAACTCCATCGAAGTAACACAGTTTTTAGTCAAACCCATGGAGTCCAAATTCTCCATAACGGTTTTCCTAAACAATGCAAAGAACTCTAAATCCACTTGTCCTTTATCAATTGGACCTGCCTTAATGATACGTTCAACAATAGCAGAAAGTGAAGAGGCTGCCGAATTAGACGGCACAATTGGGATGGAAACTGAACTAACAATTCCACCAGCCTTTAGAGGTAATAATCCGTTGGCCTGAACCGACGGTTGATCCTC